GCCCCGGACGACCCGCAGCCGGGAAGCAAGTACGGACGATGGATGGCCGACGTGACGGGCGAATCCTGGCTTGCAGGCCCGTCCACCGAGGTGTGGTGGTGCATGATCTTCGTGACCTGGGTGTTCGCGCAGGCCGGGGTGGACTTCCCGGGCGCGCCGTCGTACAACACGGATTCGACCCTGGCAGCCGCGCGCAAGGTCGGGCGCGTGACAGACGCAGGGCACGCAGGCCCGGGAGACATCGTGGTCTTCGACTGGAACTTCTCGAGCGCGGCCACAGACCACGTGGGAATCGTGGAGAAGAACTATGGCACGTACCTGCAGACCATCGAGGGCAACACTTCGGGTTCCGCAGCAGGCAAGCAGTCGAACGGCAACGGCGTGTGGAGGCGCACGCGCGACTACTCGGTGGTGGCGGGCGTGGTGTCCCCCTATTGGGACGGCCCGTCCTCTGCCGCCCCCGTGCACGCGTCCCTCGACGTGGACGGATGGTGGGGGCCTGCCACGGTGAGGGCCTTGCAGGCTGCTCTCGGCACCGACCAGGACGGCGTGGTGTCCAACCAGGACAGCCGCGACATGTCGGCAATCGGCGGAGTGCCCTCCACCGCCTGGCAGGTGGGCCGGGGCGGCTCCGACGTGATCGCCGCGCTCCAGTCCAAGGTGGGCGTGGAGGCAGACCGCTACTTCGGGCCGAACACGTGCCGCGCCTTGCAGCGTTACCTCGGCACCGAGCAGGACGGCGTGCTGTCTCGCCCGTCAGCGTGCGTGAGGGAAATGCAAAGAAGGTTGAACTCGAACACGTTTTGATGTATAATGTGAATGCGCCGTTAGGTAAGCTGGTTTCTCGATTCTGTGGGGCACGTCCTGAAAAGATGCACAGGTCGAACGGAGAAAGGCCCGCTCTGTACCTTCCCTATCGGTAGCGAAACCTGTTTTGAGCGCCCCGCTTGCATGTCATGATGGGGCGCTCGCTTCATAAGGAGACGAAAAGTGCAAAAGTACATCGACTTCGACAGGACGAGAAGCCATAACTGCCTTTTCAACTTCGTGAACGGCATACGTGGGTGCGGCAAGACCTATGGCAAGCTGAAAGACGACATCGACCGCTACATGAAGGGCAAGGGGCGGTTCATCTACCTGCGTAGAAG